TGTACCAGTCACCTGACACTCACCTAGCCACACTTAGCTAGTTATTACACACTTGTAAGTGCGTATTTATAAGATGTTATATTTCGTTCCGCTTTGAATTGGGTGGATAGAAGATAAGGTTGCGGCTCACACTCGGCCTTTGCTTCCTTAACCTATACACTCCGTGGCAACGCCTCCAAAGCGGATGCTAACTATGCTGTTTCCCCATAGTTCGATTCTGTTAGCTTCACCGAACAACTGTTTTTAGGGTATCTTTAAACGATTGGACTTACTCCTTTGTTAAAGTTCACTGAAAAACCCCGACCTCCGCAAAGAAGTCAGGGTAGGGTTAGCTTGAAATGGTTCTCCAAGTTAAGTTGAAGCGTATTTTTCCTCTGAAGGTAGGCGATACGCTGTGCGAGAAATTGTTGAAGAATTCTCGATTGCCTATAGTGAAATGCCCATGTTCAAGATCAATATGAGAGTCAGCAAAAGTGAATCTCGCAGTATCGCCCAGAGAAAGTGAAGCTATTGCTCCCGTAAGCTCTGGTTCATCATCTTTATGAGCGTTAAGCTTGTCGTTGTCTGAGTATAGGTTAATGAGAAGATGGTTAAAGTCTTGGCTAAACTCTTTACTAATGAAGCGAGTAAAGTGATGAATTGCGGGAGCGAAAGAAAAGTCGATAGTGTTAAGATGGTTTTTGTTAGCGTATCGATAGTTAATATCTTTCGTTCCAAGCCAAGCAATTTGCCGCCCGAACTCTCTTCGAAAAGATAGCTTTTTCATATCTTCGAGAATAGAGATCGAGGTGGCTTCTTTAAGCGTCTTTCGATTTATCCAGAACTCAGCTTTGTTTCGCTCGTCTCTAGCTAGTAAGTCTAGGTCTAAGTGAGTGCAAGCTTTGTTCAGTTGAAGCAAATGTTCCTCCTGTTTATCCAAAGTTCACTAGAAAACCCCGACTCTTGCGAGCCGAGGTACGAGGCGAGCTAAACCAAGCTCATTTGTTTTGAGGTATTGCGTTCGATTTTTCTACCATTACAGCGAAAACACAGCCCTTCTTTTATGTGTGGGAATGGCATGTAGCCTTTACCTCCACAACGTGTGCAAGCATCTTTCCCAGCAGCAACGGTTGTTGCGCTTTTTTCTGGGAGAGATGCGACTTTCTCCCAGTAATGACGATCAAGTCTGAAAGGTGCTAAACCGCTTGGTTCTTTAACAGGTGTTAATAAAGAAACAATGTGGTTTTTTAAGCTTTCAAAGCTATTGGTAGTGTTTTTGTTGCGGTAAACTACATCAGTAGCAGAAACTATATAAAGGTTATTAGCTCTTTGAACTAGACGTTTTACTTTTACATTACGCATATTACTCTCCAAAGTTTAAATAAGAAAAACACCTTACTTACACAAATAAAACCGACCATAACGAGCGAGCGTAGCGGAGCGAGTGCTTTTCAGCGACAACGATTTCTCCTGCTGGGTGTCCGGCTTGCGTCTTATTTGTTCCAAGTGTTCCAAGCCTGTTCCAACGTTTGTTCCAACGAAAATCGTTGTAAGCTGTTGAAAAGAGTACGAATTATGGATTTGTTCCAATTGTTCCATTGTTTTCGGTATAGGTAGAAAAAACCTAAGTACTAAATTCACTTTCTTGAGTAAATAAAAGCGAAAAAGGTTGGAACAAATGGAACATTGGAACAAATTAGTGAAAAATGGTTCACGGTCAACGACTTACGGATGTTCCAAGACTCGGATAGCGTTGGAACAATTGGAACAAATAGGTGTCTCGGAGCGTGATTCGTTGATCGTGGATCGTTTTTCACGGTTATTTATCCATGATTCGTGTTAAAAAGGGGTCTAAAAAATAGAAAGTTCAACTTGTTGAAGCTTTAATTGAGGCTTTTTTAACTGAATAAGCCCCAAAATTGCTAATGCAGAGGCTTACTCAGTTCGTTTTTAGGGATTATCTGAACTAAATAATGCCCAAAAGCCGTATAAATTAGCTACGATCACACTTATTGCACCAGTAGCACCGAGGAAGGCTCCCATTTCGTGATTGAAAGCCATTGGATCGTTCATATTGAAGGCTGCACCGATACAAACGAGTATTGTTCCGATGATTGAGATAACAGCCCAAGTCATTGTTTGTTCATAGTTCATGTAAATCTCCTTTAGTTGCAGTAGTTGCAGTTAAGATATATCCATATGAATAGGGGTGAAAGTGATAAGCCGAGTAGGGTTAGCATGATTTTGATGTCACGCCCTATCTTTCGATGCTCTTCTTCAAGAAGAGCATCAACCTCTGCGTCTGTTAGTTCTCTGAGTGGCATGTTAGCCTCCTGTTTGGGTTTTGATTTTGTCAATAACGATATCTACCAGTACAAACAAACCAGTAAGTACTGCTGTAAATAGAACGGGAACAACAACAAAGGCGATAACCAATGCCCATTGATAAGGGGTTAATATCAATGCCATTACTAATAAAGCAACAGCCCAAAATTGTAATTCGTGTTTCTCAAACATATCTCAATTCCTTTTAGTTAATGATTAGTTGTTGATGAGTTGTTACCCATCATTCAAAAATCAACCGACATCTAGCGCCGACGGAGGAGGCGCAACCTATGGACAGTACGAGCGAGTGCTTTCCAACGAGCGAGTTCCATAGGGGTTACTGACGGACAAGGTTCCTGGTACATATCCGAAACAAGGTTCCAGATTTGCGATTCGGGGATGCCGGGGTGCCTGCACCGGTGGCGGGGGGGAAATGAGTGAGCGATTTATAAATAATTTTGAAATTTTTTTTCTGTAAAAAAGGGTGTTGTTACTAACAGGTAGTTGATATATCATCCCATAAATATGACTGACGGCATTGGTATGTTTGCAATAGATGGTTTTGATGAAGCCATCATTGGTACTGCACTAACTCCCGATGGGTCGGAAGTGTTAGTATACAACGCTGTTTTAGTTGAAATTATGCTAAAACTTATTACCGATAGGAAAAAACTATCTGTTACGGAATTTTTGGAAGTTTTAGGATGCGACGGATTAGGTTCAGCTACTCCCATGTTTGTGTACCTAGATGACACTATTAAATCAGAAGTTAGAGAAAGTAGAAGACCCCACTTGCGAATCGTCCACTAATTCAGTAGACCCGCATTTGGCATTTAAAGCCGATTTACCTTTTATGGGTTTAACGGCAGGTGAGCTAACGATACAGCAGGAGAAGTTAGTGCTTCTTGTTTCTAGTGGTATGAGTGTTTCTGCCGCTGGCCGTGGTGCGGGGTACGCGAGTAGTAATGCAGCATTAACTGCTTCCAAACTTCCTGCCGTACAAAAAGCTATTGCTTATTATCGGGAGCAGATGCGTGAAGAAGTGAAGTTCGAAAGGGCAAACGCACATCAAATGTATATGGAGGCATATTCGGCATCAGCTACCGCCACCGAAATGAAGAACACCGTAGATTCTCTTGTGAAGCTACATAACCTCGTGGGTCCGGATAACGCAACGCAGGTTAATATAAATATTAATAATGAAAAACAGTTAGAAAGATTGACAGATGAGGAGTTGCTCAAGATCGCAGGGAAAGATACTAAGTATTTAGAACCCGCTTCCGATGAGTGATATCCCTACTCGAAAATGTAAACGTTGCAGGGGCATTCGCCCTGAGACGTTATTTAGTGACAAAGGTGGATTATGTGTCTACTGCAAGGCTGACGACGCGGAGGCGTTACCGGCACCCAGTACTCCAGAAGAAGTTGTCGAGGAGTCAAATGAGTTATCTGCTGCTGAAAAGGCAAGAGCAGAACTTGCACTTAGATTCCTTACGCGAAAGAGACTCCTCCCTTTTGTCGAACGATTTAACCCCGATTATCAAGCCGGATGGGTACACAAAGATGTCTGTAAACGATTGGAAGAATTCTCTAAAGCAGTGGTGGCAAAAAAGAGTCCAAGACTTATGCTCTTTATGCCGCCTCGACATGGTAAGTCAACGCTGGCATCAGTTGCGTTCCCAGCTTGGCATATGGGTAGAAACCCAGAGCACGAATTTATATCTTGCTCGTACTCGGGTTCGCTTGCGATGGGCTTCTCTCGTAAAGTCCGTCAACTCCTACGTGAGCCAACTTACAAAACAGCTTTCTCAACTCGGCTCGATCCTGATAGCCAATCGGCTGAAGCTTGGCTTACTACTTCTGGCGGTGGTTTCGTTGCTGCTGGTGTGGGTGGTGGTATAACCGGAAAGGGAGCGCACGTACTTGTTATTGATGATCCAGTAAAAAACCGTGAGGATGCCGAAAGTCAGAACAACAGGGATTCTAATTGGGATTGGTACACTTCCACTGCGTACACAAGACTTGCGCCAGGTGGAGGCATACTTGTGATTCTTACGCGGTGGCACGATGACGACCTTGCCGGAAGGTTATTGAAAGCTACAACCGAAGGCGGTGACGATTGGGAAGTGGTCCGTTATCCGGCAATCGCGGAGGAAGAAGAAGAGTTTCGTGATTCAGGAGAAGCGTTGCATCCTGAACGTTACGATATTCCTGCACTAACAAGAATACAGAAGGCCGTCGGACCACGTGATTGGTCTGCGTTATATCAGCAAAATCCCGTTGCAGATGACGGTGACTACTTCTCACGAGATATGATCCTTTATTATGACCCCGAAGATATAGACCATGAGTTTATGCGGTTCTATTGCGCGTGGGACTTGGCAATTGGTAAACGTGACCGAAACGACTATACGGTAGGTATAGTTATCGGGGTAGATGAAGCAGACCAGTTATATGTTGTAGATGTAATAAGAGGTAGGTTTGACGGTTTCGAGATTGTAGAACAGATATTGGATCTGTATGAAACGTGGAAACCGTCGATTATAGGTATAGAAAAAGGACATATTGAGATGGCGCTCGGTCCCCTGCTTGAAAAGCGGGTACGTGAGCGCGGTCTGTACGAAGCATACTTCAAAGATCTGAAAACTGGCCGTAGAGATAAAGAAGCACGAGCCAGGGCCATCCAGGGACGGATGCAACAGGGGATGGTATTTTTGCCCCGCAATGAATTGTTCACTGGCCCGTTGGTCGCTGAACTTCTACGTTTCCCTAACGGTATACATGATGACCAAGTGGACGCACTTGCATGGGTAGGTTTAATGATGACTGAGTTTGCAACCTATCAGGCGCCCGTGGTACATGAACCTTCTTGGCGTGATAAGCTTGATGTACATGTACGTGAATCAAGTATACGTCAACGATCAGCAATGAGCGCATAGGATGGAGCGCGATAATCTTTTTTCTAGGTTACTGAAAGATGTTGCTATACGACCTTATTCGGAAGGTAATGCTGAAACTAAAACCGGAGATGATTCACCTACAGGAAAACCTATTATTTATATAAATAACGATACTTATGCAGGAAAAGCTAAAGAAAAAATGGTTAAAGCGGAAGCTTTACATTTATTAAAACATAAAGAACCTAAGCTCCATAGGGAGTTATATGAAGCTGCAAACCGTGATCCTGCATATAAAAAATGGGCACAGGACAGCTATCGTGTTGTTACAGGACAGATTCCTGATCCAGAAACAGGAGAACGTGTACCAGAAGATAAAAGGGAAAAAAGAGACTTTGAGAAATGGCATAAAGAATCAAGGTTTGATCAGGTGATTGGTGGGTATATTATGGCCGGAGATCCTGATATACCTACAATGAGATTTTGGGATAGAGATAATATGCGTATAGGCCCAGAACTTCGTGGTAAATTTGAAAAAGTTAGGAAAGAATTTGATAGTTATAGTTTTCCGAGATTAGGACAACCACCTAAATTAGCAAGGTAGGTATAGATAATGAAAAAACTAAGCCCAGGCGAAGAACAGGATATTGCATCCAGACAATGGGACCGCTATGTACGTGCTCGTGATAATGGGCATCTTGAATATATTGACATGGCTAAAAAATGTGATGCTTTTTATCGTGGGGAACAATGGGACGAAGAAGACATCGCATCTCTTGATGCTGAAGGTCGTCCTGCATTAACTATTAATACCGTCCTTCCTACTATTAACACTGTATTAGGTGAGCAGTCTACCCGTCGCGCAGATATCCAGTTTAAACCCCGTCGTGGTGGTGAGGAAGAAGTCGCGCATACCTTAACCAAGCTATATATGCAGATTGCTGATAATAATAAAATGGATTGGGTTGAACAGCAGGTATTCAGCGATGGTTTGATAATGGATGGTCGGGGGTATTTTGATATACGAATGGATTTTACTGACCATGTAGAAGGTGAAATAAGAATCACAGCTAAAGATCCGTTAGACATACTTATTGATCCGGATGCAAAGGATGCTGATCCGAAAGTATGGAACGAAGTAATTGAAACCAAGTGGATGACACTTGATGAGATTGAAGAGTTGTATGGTAAGAAGAAAGCCGACGCGCTTCAGTTTATTGC